GATCTTCTTAGCCATTTGAATATTGTCGCAACGAGAGATCTCTTTCTCTAGTTCTTTCGTTGGGGTTTTCTCATAAGCTTTCTTCGCTTCAATCATCTTCTTTTTGAAGATAACTCGTTCGTTATACATCTTCTCCATGAGTTCTGGAAGGAACCCACGAATATCTTTACGATACATTGCACCATTAGCACAAACCGCATAGTCCTTATACATTTCAAATGTCAGTTCTTTCTTCAGAACCTTATCCACAGTAACACTGGGATGACGATTATCCAGAAGAGTTTCTGGTGAAATGTTGTATTGCATAATCAAATGCGGATACAGGGAGTTAAGGTCAAAGTTTACAACCCAATCATAAGATCCTGGGATAGGTTCTTTAACATAAGCACCTGCATACTTCTCATCCTTAGTATTGCGTTCCTTTTGAGGAATTACAATATTCTTTTTAAGAAGATAATTGTAGATAATTGCATCCCAGGTTCTTACTTGATAAGCAATATCATTAAAGTTTACCTTTGCGTCAAATGCACGAGTGAAACAAAGGTCAATTAACTTGAGTTTGTCCTCAAGTCGGTCTACGAGTTCCACATCGACGATGTTGTACTCTACAAACTTTTGCCAATTATTAGAGTAAAAGTCTCGGAAAGTATCATATTCCGAGTGATCCAACTTATTCTGACCCAACTCCATGAAAGCAATGTGATCTAGTCGATAGCTTTCCTGATTAGGAGTCGCAGGAGATTTCTTATAAAGATCTAGATAATCAATAATCGAAACACCTGCAATATCAACACTGAGTTGTTTGCGACCGGAGATTGTGACTTCATTGACACGAACAATATTCCATGGGGAAAGTTTCTTTGCAGCCTTCTCCCCCATCAGTCGTGAAATACGACCCACAAGATATGGAAGGTCATAAAGTTCACAGTTCCAACCAGTGATTACTTCTGGAGTATTGTTCTGCCACCAATCCATAAAAGAACCGATAAGAGCATACTCATCCTTACAATAAATGTATTTTACATTCTCCTGCGTAACCTTTGCAGGACGAGAACCAAATGTAGTAATCTGTTTAGTATTATAGTCCTGCACCGTAACCAACAAGAGTTCCTCGGCGCAATTAAAGACATCAGGAAATCCACTTTCAGCAGCAACCTCAATGTCAATCGTAACAAGTTTGATTTTATTAATATCAAACTTAATCTCATCTTCCGGATATTTCTCCGCAATATACTGATAAATGAATCTATCGTTTCCATATACACGGAATCCGTCCACACCAGAATACTTCTCAAGAAAATCCCTACAATCTCTAATTGTTCCAGGGCGAATAGGTTCTACAGCCTGACCATCAAGAGTTTTATATTCACTTTTCTTTTTTGAGGGAACATAAAATGTAGGATAGAACTCTTCTTTTACTGTAAAATGTTTTCCATTTTCATAACCTCGGACAAGGATATCATTACCAAGAAGAAAGACATTCGTATAAAATTTCATTGAGTAAGGTTCAAATAATCATTAAGTAGAGTTTCTTTGGGATCCACCAAAGTCAAGATCTTATCAGAGGATATCATAATTGCATCAGTTGAATCAGTCAACTCATACAACCATGGAGTGAGTTTTTTATCATAAATTTGATAGGGATTTACCAATTTACAATCAGGTTCTCCAAGTTCAGATACTACTGCCGTAATTCTTGAAATTAAAATTGTTCCACTAACTAGAACAATAACTTGCACATCATCCATTTGTTTCTTCGGTAATTACTTCAAAATTTTCGATCAAAGTTGAATTATCATCTTCTTCATCAACTGTTGGGACATTGGCCCAAATATCTGCAATTGAATTTTCGGATTGAGATTGTTCTGCAGTTACTGCATTCATCTTTTCTTCATAAGATGATTTAATCCATTCGTGCGGATTGACAATTGATACTACCCATTTTGGGTCAACTGCAATTTTTTTATCCGCAGATAAGACAATCCAAGGAGAAAATGCAACCTTATGTTCAATCTCGTCATTCAGTTGCACACTATTTTCCATTAATAGTTCTGGTGTCAACAACCGTGCAACATATGGATTTGAAAAAACTAAAGAGATGACTTTATCATTCTCATTTACCAACTCCATAATATCTGCGATTACTTGTTCACCAGATTTTAAAAGGGCCAATTTAACAGCCATAATTACTCCATACCTCCTATTACGATAACACAAAAAAATGGGGGTGTCAACTGGATTTTGCCAGTTGAACCCCAGCGGCCGACGATATTCAATGAATATTTATGCGCCGTCACCATCTGCGGAATTTCCACTCCCACCCCCGCCTGGATTCTTAGGCACAGCTTTTCCTGCAGGGACTACCTTTGATTTTCCAGTCAACGGATTGTAGATTTTATGCCTAACGGCAGCAGGGTAGGAAATCTGTTTAATGTTTCCGACTTGTTCTAAGAACTGCTTAAAGGATTTCATACACCTTTCGTTTCTGATGTTCAGGAATAATCCTATTTAGTTTGACATGGAGTAATCCATCTTCAAACTTGACATCAGAAACTTTAACATCATCGGAAAGTGTCCAAGTCCTCGTAAAGGCCCTCTTTGCAAGACCATTATGAAGATATTCCCCTACATCAGAAGTTTCCGCCTTCTTCGCTTCAACGAAGAGTTTATTCCATTCGGTGAAAACTTCAATATCTTCTTTTTTGTATCCTGCAAGAGCAATCTCTAAACGAAACTCCGTTTCGCTCTCCTTAATCAAGTTGTATGGTGGGTAGTTAGAAGTTGTTTCGTGAACCGTTCCCAAACGGTGAAACCACTCATCCATACCAATACTATATTTTTCAATATCATTTAAAAATTTGTCAATGTTTCCCGTGTTATATTTTGCGAGTAACATAATAGACCTCCTTAAGCGTCTGTTGGGTTGAATTACGGATCCATTGGACTCCGCTTTAGCGTATGGGTAGTTAAATAACCAAACCCATCACTTATTATATATCAAGACATTAAAAAAGAGGAAGGGTGTGAAACCGATCCTCTTTTGTTGGGTATACCGAAAATATCAGGGTTCTACCTTCTTTTTCTTACCAATATTATACTTACTCTCAAGAACCCAATCTCCCTTATCCTTATAAGAAAGAACTTTGATTTGATTCAAAGGAGCTACATCAGTAATAGAATCTGGTTTAACAATAGTTACTAGTCCCCAATCAGAAATTAGATTGATAATTCGATTGCGTCTCTGAACATCATTCACAGTCAAATTTGCATGTTTGCCATCAAGAGCAAACAGTTCTTTAAAGTGAACGATATAATACCTTCCCTGTTTATGTAAGATATGACAGGACTGATAAATTTTCTTTTCCTTACGCGAGGCAACACCGATACGAGTGAGTGTCTCACGGACTTTTAGGAAGTCATCTGGTTCATTCAGAACCACTTCCACCATTTGGTCTTGCGACCAATTGACTTCTGGTTCAACAAAGGTACTCATCTTTTGCCTCCAACATCAAGTTTAGATTTAATATAATTAATTTGGTCTTTTGTTAGAATTTTCAGTGCTTGTTGGGCCTTTTCATTACTATAACCATAGTATGATTTGACTGCATCAAGATCTTGAATCTTCTCTTTTTTAAGCCACGGAGAAAATCTTTTCCGTTTCCTGACACTATTTAGTAAAAAATCATATTGCAACTTTGAAGGCAGACCATGATTCATGTTCATCTCATTTGCAAACATGATCGTATCAATGTGACCTGACATACATTTATTAACAACAAATGCAGGATATTTCTTTTCCCACTGAGGATCTGAGTCATCCATCAAATAATCTTTACTAAAATTGATGGAGTTTAGATAATCTTTTAATTCGTAACTCATGTCAATTTTTTTAAAGTTTCATTATCTAACATTATTACATAATTTGGAGGAAGTTTATCATGGTGATAGTCGCCTTTGGGGTCTATAACACCTTTTGATAGATCTAGATCCCAAAGTAAACCTGGGCCATTTTGAACTTTTACCTTTCCATCTTTTAATAAGAGTTCAACAGCTTTATCTAGAATTGGAGTTTCAACTTCCGAAGACATAACAAAGTTACCATTAATATCAAAAAGTTGATATCCATTGAAAAAAGATCTTTCACCAAGTTTAAAAATGTTTTCCATATATAAAATTTTATTACCTAATAATATCTATATCTTGTGGATTCTTATTCCAAGTTTCCAGTTCAGTGCGAAGACGGCCTTCAGACTTTAAGTTTTCATAACGATTAGAAGCCTTTTTCTTCCACCAGTTAACAAGATGGTCAAAGTGGAATTTGTCATAATTTTGACCAGGACGCAATATTTCTTCCTGTCCAAGAATAACCTCACGAGCATTCTCAAATCCGTAATCAGAAATATAAAATCTTTTCTGTTCAGTCAGATTTTTTGCATTTGCAATCGCAGTCTGGAACTCCACAACCTTTTGAGAAGGTAAGCTTTTCTTGATGATTGAGATCATCTTTTGTTGAGTCTTGAGTTTCCGACTTGATGCGTCCTCCTTCACCAGAGATTGGTTGTTGTTCCTCTGAATAAACCATTTGTTTAACTCCTGGAAAATTTCGTCGTGGAGCAGAGGCGTAAAATCACTTTGAGTAAGACCCTTGTACCTCATATAAGGTTTCAAACCATCATACTGAGATGAGGCTTTGGTAGAACCATAAAGAGAAGTTGTCTCAAATGAACAAATATCTGATCCATACTTCTTATTTAATGTTTCACGAGCAGTATGAGAACAACAAAGAAGTGCAAGAAGTTTACCTCCAAGATAATTAAATCCAAAAGGTTGAGTAGGGACAATAATGAATCCCATAATTGCATGACGATTAAACCTAGACAACTCAGGAGTTTGTCCAAGCCAATCATTACGAGGTTTGGAATTAATAGTAGGTGAACCGAAACGACAGAATCCTACAATCTTCTGTGTATTAGTTTCTTGTACGATCCACTTCAGAGATTTGCCAGGAATACTATCCTCAATCGCATGAGAAGTAGTAATCTGCAATCTCTCATTGAAATATTCATTCGTAAATCCACCTTTTTCCCCTGCAGGATAAACCTTGAAGTTCATATCCTGTGGGTGCATATCAAATGCATCAAACATATCATCCTCGGGACCAATCCCAAGAATGGATGAAGGCATTTGTTCCATTCTTTCAAGTTTAATGTTACGCAGATATTCATCAATACGACCCATATTTGAGAAGTAATCAATGAACTGATCAGCTGCGTAAACCGCATCATCAAGTTCTAGTTGCATATCAGAGAATCAGTTTCTTTTCGCCAGGAGTTACAAGTTTACTCCCATAAATTTCATTATACTTGTTTTTAACTTGACTATCAACTTCGGCAATATAAACTACAAAGTTTTTAGAAACTTCAATTTCTGGGTTATCCTTGTCAATTACAGGAGTCCACGGAGCAAATCCAACACCACCTTGAGCTGTTGGAAGAACTACAAGACCATTTTTTAGAGTGACAGAAGTATCTGTTTCAGAAACTAGTTCTGCAACAACTTCTTCACCAGTAGAAATACGAAATAGTTTTACATTAATCATTTGAATTCACACTCCACCATAATTTCAGTTAATGCTGCAAGAATATTTACTTCCTGGTCAGCCACGAACGCACATTGGTATTGATACTTAGCAATAATAAGAACGGCAGCGGGGATAGACTGGGGTGAAAGATGGTCAAAAGAGGCGTCATAAACCCTGCGAAGTAGACTAGAAGCATCGTTGTCCAAGTTGGCGACCACCCACTTTCGGACTTCAGTAAAGTTTTTAGTTTTGAGATTCTTAATAAGTTCATTTACATTTACATCGGAAAATTCAGCAAGAATTGCAGAGTCGATCTTTCCACCCGCAGAATACCTTTGACACTCGTTTAGGACTCGTCTCCAGTCGGGGAAGTGTTTGTTGATGAGTTCTGCAAGGACTTTAGGATCGTATTGTACACCTTCCGCATCCAAGATGTTCTGTATACGCTTGAAGAAGGATCCTGCCAACTGGGCTTTTTCTTTTCCCTTGATGTTGAACTCAACGACTGCACAACGGGAGTGGAGGGGTTCAATGATTTTGTTTTTGTAGTTACATGTGAAAATGAACCTACAGTTGTTATAAAACGCCTCAATATTAGCCCGTAGAAGGAGTTGTACATCGTGGGTTGTGTTGTCAGCCTCATCAATGATGATGACTTTGTGTTTTGCATCACCCGCAGAAAGTGAGACGGTCGAAGCAAAGTTCTTTGCCTGGTTCCGTACCGTGTCCAAAAATCGTCCTTCGTCAGATCCATTGATGACATAGTAATCTACTCCCAGTTCTTCACACAGAGCTTTTGCGACTGTAGTTTTCCCACAACCTGCAGGGCCAGCAAGCATCAGGTTTGGAATTTCTTTGTTATTTAGAAACTCCAAAAAGGTCTTTTTGTTTGCATCTGGAAGAATACAATCTTCAATTTTGCGTGGGCGATATTTCTCAACCCACAGAAATTCATCACGACTCATAATTTAGATCCAATCAGGTTTTCGTTCGGGCATACGAAGGTAATTGTCCTTCACCCAAGGTTTAGAAGCAATGTACCTTTTATAAGCAGTAAAGGTATCAATACTATCATCAAATTTCCACTCCTCTGGCATTGCACGAGCAAATGGAGTTACTTCTGTAATCTTTCCCTTAGGAAAAAGGTAGTAAGCATCTACAAGAGTCTTATAACAAGAGTGGATTTTATTATAACGCAGTGCATATTCATCTGCAAGATTCATTCCCCACTTGATCAACCAATAGGCATTGTGGATACTATCCATTGCCCATTTGGTACAGGGATGATTACGAAACGCACCCTTTTCAGTTCTGTAGGGAGTACCATCAGCCTTAGGGAGAGTGCCGTAGTTATGACCCCATTTTTCAGATGCCACAATGGAGAGCATTTGACAACATTCCAGAGGCATCTTGACGATGTGTTTATCGGGAAGACATACAGCACTTTCCGCAGGCCAGGGAGAAGTCACAAAGATGTTCATAATAAAGGTGAGTTACCTCACTCATCATAGGTGGAGTCGGGTTCCAAAGCAATGTAATATGTAAGATTCTTATCTTCCGACTGGAATCGAGACAGGAGTTTCTTAGAGATCACAACCTCATAAGAACCAGGAAGAATCTTAATGTTCTCAACCTTAAAGTTCAGAACAAAAGTACCAGTAGTCTCACCCACAACCAGAGAATATTCGTTAGAAGTGTCATTCTTCTTGTCACGAACAACCAGTTTCACAACACCAGCTTCACCAACCACAGAAAGGTCAGGAACACCATAGACCGCTGCAGCCTTGAGAAGTTTGTCCAGTTGTTGGGTATTCAGTTCAAAACACACATCCTCAGAAGGAAGAGAGATGGATTTGTCGGGAGGAGTTACAATCACTGCAGGATCTGCAAAGAAATACTTAGATCGTGCATTACCCTCACTAATACCCACATAACTATCGTTTGCAAACTTAAGTTGGGGATTCTGGTAGAGGGACATTGCATTCAGGAACTGATTCAGATCATAAATGCCGAAGTCCCGTTCAAATTCTTCTTCAACTTCAACTTCTGCAAGAATATTCTTCATCACAGAAATAGTGCGAAGTTTATTACCTTTCTTAAAGAGGATGGATTGGTTAATACCAGAGAAGTTCTTGAGAAGAGAAAGAGTTTTTTCAGAGAGTTTCATAGATGTATCTTTGAGTTTCATAATCAACGGAATTCGGTAAGGCCATTATCTTTGCGGGAATAATGTCCGTCAAAGTGGAGGAGAAGCATTGCGTAATGAATGACTTTGAGAAGATCGCGTTTGTTGCGACCATCCTTATCACCATAACGACTTCCATATTTTAGGATATTTGCCTGACAAAATCCAGGAGCAAGATCCTTTGCAGCCATCAGATCAATCGTCTGAATATCTTTGTAAGCATCATTATGCCCACAATAGTGACTACCATAAGTACTGGTCACATAATCCTGAATATCTTTCAGGATTTTATCTTCGTTATATTTCCAGAGATTGTTTTTGGTTTCATTCATAGAAGGTGCATTTCCAATGACAATTTGATCAGAACCACCTGGAGAGATGGTAAATTGATATTCAGAGTAGGGATATTCGTCCATAATAAAGAGGAGGTCATAGTTTTACCTCCCCCAATTATATCAGAACGGAGCGGGTTGGTCAACATATTCTACAGTCAGTTCAGGACCAGTAGAAGGCATCTGGAAGTCAGCATCCACCTTATCATACAGTTCCAGGAAGGACTGTTTGGTTTCGTCATCAAAACGATTCACACACACTTGGATTGCCTTTGCCTTATCTTGGAAGATGCTGTAAGCACGGATAATGTGAACCAGACGGCGAGTGCTGATAATTTCTTCAATACCACCATCATAGAAGGTCTTGCGGATGATATCAGCCCAATCAGCAAGACGCTTGCAGAAGTTGGAATCATTCACCCCAAGAGTTTGTGCGACCTTCTCAAGAATTTTGACTTCATTTGCAACAGAAGGATACTCCTGTTCAAAAGTCACAGGGAATCGTTCGAGAAATGCTTCGTTCAGAACATTCGTGCCGATGAAACGACCATCATCAGAACCTTTACCCTTAGTGTTAGCGGTGGCTACCACATTAAAACCAGCGGCAGGTTTCACGAAACGACCAATCTTTTTCAGGAAAACACCTTTACCTTCCAGAACAGATTGCAGGCACAGAATCTTGTTGGAAGCAAGGTCAATCTCATCCAGAAGGAGAATAGAACCGCGCTCAAGTGCCTCAATCACGGGTCCATTATGCCAGGCAGTTTCACCATTAACCAAACGGAAACCACCAATCAGGTCATCCTCGTCAGTCTCGATCGTGATATTCACACGAATCAACTCCCGACCCAACTGAGCACAAGCTTGTTCAACTCCAAAAGTCTTCCCGTTACCGCTAAGACCAGTGATAAAGGTAGGGTAAAACAGACGACTGGAAATAATTTTCTTAATGTCG